GCTTTCTTTTCGCTATAGTAAGCAATCTTCGCAAGTTTAGCAAATAGCAAGGAACGTTCTTTGAAATCCATATTAGCAATAGACATTACCCTCTCCTTTGTGTGCTATTCATATTTATTACAACGATAAATACATTACGGAGCAGTAACATGAAAAAACGTACAAGAAGCATACTTCAAGAACTTAATGAAGTTCGTCCTACAAAGAATGTGGATAGAATTATCGAAACATCTGCAAACAATATAATTGAGAGTAGTATTAATCTACTTAATAGGATATCTAGTACCTATGATGATGTGACTGCATCAGAACTTGAACGCCGTTTTTTAAATAGTATTAGAACAGGCGATCCACGTAAATTCAAACGTGCCATTAATAAAATTATTGAGAGTAAACAAAATGATTCTTAAAGAAGGTGGAAATATATTTAAGGATCCGCAAACTAAGGCTCCGCTTACACAGCGTATTAACAGACAAGATGTGGATAGCACTCTTGCTTGGTTAGAGAAAATAACCAATATACCGCATCAAGATTTTAAATTAGGTACAACTGGGCGTAAAGATACTAGTGGTGATTTAGATATTGCAGTTAATCAAAATGACGTAACAAAAGATGAGCTTGTACAAAAATTAGCCGCTTGGTGCAAAGCTAACGGAAAAGAGCCTAAAGAATGGATTAAGAAAAGCGGCATCAGCGTACATTTTAAGACACCTATCAATGGCGATGAGTCAAATGGGTTCGTGCAAACAGATTTGATGTTTGGCGATCCCGAATGGATGAAATGGAGCCTACGAGGTGCAACAGGAGATAGTCCTTATAAAGGTGCTCACAGACAGATACTAATGAGTAGTATTGCTACAGCACAAGGATTAAAATGGTCTCCTAACACTGGATTAATGGATAGAGAAACTAATGAAGTGATATCTACAAATCCAGCCGAAATTGCACAAAAACTTTTAGGTCCGACAGCACAGATAGACGACTTAGAAAGTGTGGAAACAATTATTACAAAAGCAAAAACATTACCAAACTATGAAGAACTGGTAGGTGCTGCTAGAGAAACCTTTGCAAAAATGGATATACAATTACCGGAAAGCAAAGAATTAGACAGGATAAAAGAATTAGCCGGGCTTAATCTTAACAGTGTAAGGATGATATCGTGAAAGTAAAACATCTTACAGAACAAGTTAGCCTACAACAAGGACCGCCCTATACAGATATGCAACTAGTAGCACAGATGCAAGCAGCTTTATCAGAGCTAGGATATAGTGTAGGCTCAACAGGTGTCGACGGAAAGTATGGACCAAGGACTGCAAGAGCAGTAGCAGCCTGGAAAAAAGATAATGGCATTCAAGGTGATGGTTCATCGATTGAAAAGAAAGCTGTCGGTAAACTTATCAAAGATACTGGTGACAGAGCAGGAACTAAGTTTACGAGTAAAGCAGCTGACCAACAACCTAGTGCATTAGGAAGTGGTAGAGTTACAGCGTCTAATCCTGATCCTTCCGCATTACCAAAACAAAATATTATAAATGCATTAGAAAAAGCCGCAAGCGAAGTTGGTGTTGATTTACGCATAACACCAAATGGTGGCAGAGCAAAAAGATCAAGCACAAAAAATCATCCAAGTGGAGACGCAGCAGATTTTACAATTATAAACAATGGTAAGCCTGTAAGACCTGGATCTGCACAAGGTCTTTATGACAAACTAATTGCTACACTAGTAGCAAATGCACAAAAGCGTGGTGTAAGACCAGGCATAGGTGGTTATAGCTGGGGCGTTCATTATGATGAAAGTCCGTGGAGACAGGACGGTGCAGGTATTGCTGGAAGATGGGGCCGCGGAGTAGATGCAGGCATACAACTTGCACAAGCAAATTTACAAGGTAATAAAGGTACTGCCTAATGAGATTTTCAGAAATAAAGTTAGTAGAAGACGATACACGTTATGCACAAATGATCAAACAGCAGTTTCCTATAGGTGCTGGTTATGAGCTAGGTGGCGGCATGACCCATCAGATGTGGTATAAAGAATTAAAACTTGCAAATAGATGGCTTGCGGCTGTAGTAAAGGCAGGTGAGTTAGAGCCAGGAGTAAGTATTGGCAATGACTTTACAATTAGAGATAAAAACGGACAAGATATTGGCATTCCAGGCCAGATGAAACCTAACGGTCAACCTGTTGCTGTAGATCCTAGAGATAAAGCAAGAAGCGATGCTATCTTAGCAAAGGTACGTGGCCGACAGGATATTGGAGAATCACTTTTAAAAGAAGGTGCTAGGATACACCATGCTGAAGACTTCCTGTTTTGGCAAGGAAGTGCAGGAGCAAGTCGTGTAATCAACAGCATAGAAAACCTTGAAAAAGGAGGGCATAGCGATGTCACAGTCAAATGGGATGGATCTCCCGCAATCATTTTTGGCCGCGATGAGGATGGAAGATTCATCCTCACAGACAAATCAGGATTCACAGCAAAAGGATATGATGGAAAGGCAACGTCTGGAGAAGCTCTACAAAAAATGTTTATGGCCCGCCCCGGAGCAAAGGACGATCCCGAAGGGTACAAAGAACTAGGCGGCAACATGGCTAGAATCTTTCCTATGTTTGAAAGAGCTATTCCAAAAGATTTTAGAGGCTTTTTCAAAGGAGATTTGTTATACTTTGATACACCTCCTATACAAGAAGGCAAGTATGTTTTCAAGCCGCAGATTGTTACATACACAGTAGACCAAAATTCCGATATAGGCAAACGCATAGGGCAAAGCAAAGCAGGCGTAGTGGTTCACAGACTCGTACACGAAAATGGCACAGAAGGTCCATTACCAAAAGACTTCCAATTCGAAGGAACAGATGTATTTTTTGTTCCTCCTGTGACAGTTGAGAAAGCACCTAAAATAGACAATACAAAATTAAATGCATTAAAAGCTCTAGTGTCTAAACATGCACGGGCAATTGATACTATGCTAAATCAAAGTTCTTTAGCACAATTGAAGATGTCTGATTTTAGTGATATACTTTATGCGTATACAAACAGCAAAGTGGATACTGGAATGGGCAACATGGGGCAAGACTTTATGCAATGGCTGGATGCTAGGAAGCAAGTAAGCGGCGTCAAAAAATCAAGAATGGTTGAATACATCAATACACATAAAGTAGCTTTTGATGCCATATGGCAAATACATACACAGTTAATGCAAGTCAAGGACGACATTATCCGTCAAATGGATTCACATGACAGCACAGTTAAGGCTAGGATCGACGGACATGGAGAAGGTGGTGAAGGCTACGTACTAGCCCATCCAGAAGGCGATATTAAGTTAGTGCCTAGAGAATATTTTACAAAAGCCAACAGAGCAACGGAGAGATAAAATGAAGATTAAAGATCTTGTAAATGAAGATGAGTTTGGAGATTACAAACTAGGTAACCTAGGATCAGAGCTAGACAAAGACGATGATGGCGGCGAAGGTTTTAAAAAAGCACCTATGTATGATCAATTAGGAAAAGTACTTGATAGTGCAAACAATCCTAATCCTGTTAAAACTGTAGTAACTGATGACGGTAAAGAACATCAAGTTACAGCTGATCAGGCAAGAACTTTACGTATGCTTATGACAACGGAAAAAGTTAAGCCGATGGTAAGAACACAGTTTATTAAAGACATGCAAAGCTCAGCAGGACTTGGTGACTTCTTAGACATCAAAGATTATCATGAGATTCCACAATTATTTGTTAAGAGATATCTTGGATGAACGACGAAGATTTTGATTTTATCAAAGGCCTATACAATGAAGGCTTGGTTGAAAAACATCTTGATGAAGATGCATGGGCAGATATACGTGCAAGGCGTATAGAGAGAATATCAAAAGAAAAAGCAATAGCCTATTACGGTTATCTAGTGGGCTTAGACAAAGCAATGCGGGCTACAAAGTTTGTAGATATGGCAGAAGATGGCAAAACTGCACCCGCAGCCTATATCAAAGCATATAAACCTATTGTAAAAATGATAGATGATATAGTAAATGCAGGACCTGCACACATTAATATGCTTAAACAACTCCATAAGAGAGCCAAAAATAGACCTTAACCACCGGTTTTTTCTCCTATATACTAAATACAAATGTAACAAAACGCCTGAGCGGCGTTTGTCATTAGAGAAACAGGAGAAATAAAATGGCAGCAGTAACACGAGTAAATGGTTTGGGTCATGCACACGCAACCCTATACGCAACAGGATCACACAAAGCATTCCTACTAGACTTAGGTGCAGACGCATCAGGTCAAGGTGGTATCGGCGGAGCACTAGAAGCAGTAGCTCAAGAGCTAGGTTCAGCACTAGTAATGTTCGATTCTGAAGGAACAGCAGGTCAGGTACATGTTATTATGGACGGACATGGTGTAACAGCAGCAACAATCCAAACACGTCTACGTGATCTAGGCACAATTAACTCATATGATTTGAGCGGTGCTACAGCAACAGCTGGTGGACAAATTACAGTTGCAGCATAATTAGAAATATAAGCAACTTAAACAAACTAAGCGTCACTTTTATAGTGACGCTTTTTTTATGGCGGTTAAATACTGCATGAGATTTGAACTAAGGACTCTTGTAGATATTACACAAACTAATGCTAGAAGAGGCCAGGAAGAAAAAGCGGTAGCACAACAAGCAAACTATAACACAGTTCTGCAAACTGTAATGCTTCGTGCAAACATTATTCCTGGTAATGTAGAAAAGACTACACAAAATGTTGACAACCAATTTGGAAGCAATGCAAGAGGCAAACAAAGTGTTTGGACATTTACTTTCGACTGTGATTATGAAGGTGCAATTAACGTAGATATGTTAGAAAAAGATTTTGACCTAGTGCCTGTAATTACAGGATTGGATGAAACCTTTAATGTCCATAACAAAGCGTTTAGTGCAACACATCCATCAGATACAAATATTGTGTTCAAAACCATATAATTTTTTAATGATATGATAAATACATTATAAGAGGCAAACATAGAGGCATCCATTAGGCTAACCTAGAGTTTACTAATTGGAGATATAGATGGCTCAGCCAACTGAACTTGAAAAAGAAAATTTAGAAGCCCACGTAGACTTATGTGCTCAACGCTATACAGTCTTAGAGTCACGCCTCACCAACATCGAAAGCAAAGTAGAAAATATCCATCAGGATATGATCGAAGGTCAAAAGTCCATGACAAAAGTTTTAATCGGCACAGCTGGCACTATCGTAGCTGGCTTACTATCAACCATCGTTGTAATTTTACTGCAAGCATAAGCTAAATAATATTATGCTTTTGAACGAACTACTCAGAGAAAAACAAGTATGGGCCCGCAAAGGTAAATCCTTGGTGCGAAAGTATCGTTGCACTTCGGGTAAACGTAAGGGTAGGGTAGTAGCAAAGATAACACAATGCTTTGCTCCACCAGACATACAAAAAAGAGTCAAGTTTAAGCAAACAAGAGCAAGACTGGGTGCAAAGATGGCTCGTAAAGCACAGAAAACAAAAAGAACAAATCCAGCAAGTCTAAGACTAGCAAAAGGATTGAACAGATGAACCTTTTTGAAATTACAACA